TTCTTTTTTATCTCTATTTCTTTTAGATGGAGCTTTTAATAAATCAACATAATCAATTAAAATTAAATCTGGTTTGAAACCTAAATCTTTTGTTTTCTGAATATGTGATTTAATAGTAGTAAGTGAAGCAACTTTAGGTGCAAATTCTTTAATAATGACATTATCTTCCATGTCTTTTAAAGCATCAATTACTTTTTCTTTATTAAAACTTACTTCACTAACACTAATATTAGTATAAAAAGCATCATATCTTTTACCAACATAAGCTTCACCTAATTCTAATGTGTAATGTATTACTTTATAACCTAAATTAGCAGCGAATGCTCCTAAGGCAACTAATGCCCATGATTTTCCTCCTCCAGGACCACCAAATATTAAACCAAAATCTCCATTACCTAAACCACCTTGAAGTAAATCATTAATTAAAGGCCAAGGTGAAGGTACTACTTTTCTACTTTCAGAACGATATCTATCTTCAATATCTTTGATATACTCATGACCTAAATTCTTATCAGAACCTGCTTTTAAAGCATTATCAATTAATAATCTGATATCATCATAATGACCACTTTTTAATAAATCTACTGAATCAAGTAAAGCGTTTTTTAGTAATTGATTTTTACAGAAATTAGCAAATTCTTCCTCAACATATTCTTGATCATCATATTGAGTTGTATAAATTAATTTTAACTGTTCTTTTACAGCAGTTTGTAAAATGTCATTATCAATTTTTTTAACCTCAATTTTTAAAGTATCAAGTGTAGGTGTAGTATGGAATTTATCAAAATACTTTAAAGTTTCTGTTAAAATCCATTTAACACCTGGATGTTCGAAATGGGCTTCATCTGTAATGTCTCTTACGTTGAGTAAAAATGTTTTGTTTTTTAATAAAGAACTTATGACCTTTACTTGAAATGTTGGGCCATAATCTTTTAGACTAGCAAATGCAACCATTTATATAACTTTTATTTATGTTTATATTTTGTAAGGTATAAAAAATTATTCTGGATCCAAAACTCTACATTAGGGGAGATTTGTCTCTCTAATAGATCAGAACTATGTAACTGTAAAAATCTAGCTTGATTTAAGTCATGTGGTTCTTTTACTAATAATTTTTCTAATACTTCTATATCGTAATCAGGAATATTTGGATTTTCTAAAGACATTAATTGTTCATTAACCATTAATTGTTGTCTGAAATTCCATACGTTTCCATAGATTCCATTTTCTTCATGTTTGTCATAACCTTTTTGAATAATTTCCTTTAAGGTTACTGTTTTATCTCCTGTCAATTCAGGAAATAGTTTGTATAATTTTTTAGGACCTAATCCTTTTACTCCAGGTAAGTTATCTGAAGTGTCACCCATTAGTACTTTATAATTTATAAAGTTTTGAGGCCATAATCCGTACTCATCAAATACTTCTTTAGGACCATAAAATTTCTTTTTAATAGGTGAATATACTTGAACATTATCACTACATAACTGTAAGAAATCCTGGTCAGCTGACATTATAACAGCTTGATCAAATTTAGGAGCTAAATAACCGATTATATCATCAGCTTCTAATTTATCGCGAGTTATGATGTTTACAGGTAATTGATGTAAGTAATCCACTAATCTTAACATTTGTTGAGACATTGAAGCTGATTCATCAGCTAAATCATCAAATGAAGACCAATTTGTAATTCTTTTTAGTTTTCTATTACCTTTGTAATCAGAGTATAAATTTTTTCTGTTGGTTGTGTTACCTTCACCATCAAATACACATATTACTCTTGTAGGTTGTACTAAATTTACAACATACGCTAATGATCTTAAAAACCCAATCATACCACCAACATGGGTACCTTGGGTGTTCATACTGTTAATAACAGCAAATGATCTCATGAACGTGTTCATACTGTCAACTAACAAAACCCTACTATTTAAGTGTAGGGTTTCGCTGTTAGTATCCTCTTTTATGTTATCTAAAAGTGATTTATAACTCATAATTAAATTTCTGATGTGTCTACTCCTAAGAAATCAAGATTTTCTTCTTCCACGATATCGAAATCATCGCTTCCTAAAATATTAGCCCAATTTTTAGAGTGTTCTTTTTTATATTTGTTTATCTCGTTAGGTGAATTTTTAATAAACCCGTGAGCAGTACTTACAATAGTTCCTTTAGCTGTAACTCCTGTTACGTGATTTTTATCACAAGAAACTTTAGTTTTAAGAGCGAATTCAATTTCTTTACCGTTTTTAGTAGCTTTTACTTTCTGAGTACCAGGACTAGTTACGTTACCAAATGTGATAATGAATGAAGCATCGAAAAACATACTATCACCACCTTTATTTCTCAATTTAGGTTGAGCCATTGGCATTAAAGCTGGTTCTACCCATACTTTGTTTACACAAAGCATTGTGTTAGTATAAGATTGTGATTCTTTACGAGACATAATAATTCTCTGATTAATGAAGTTAGCAAATTGTTGAGACATTGCTCCGGCATTCCACATTGGAGAGTTAGTATTCTTATCTATAGACATTTGACATGGTATAGAACCGATTGAATCCCATAAGAATAATAAGTCATAAGGTAAGTTACCTTTCTTTTGTTCATCTAATAAGTCAGCAATAAAAGAAGCTACATCTTCAATAGATTGTAATTGTTCTCTATCTGCGTATAAGAAGAAACCATCATATGATTTGTTTCCTTCTTCATCAATAGTTTCACCTAAATCAAATCCCATTGCTGACCAATGTTCCCAACTATGTTTCATCTCAGTGATGATAATAACTGGTAATACTTGTGTCTTTTGAGCTTCAATAGCTGCTTCAATTAGTAAGGTAGTTTTACCTGTATTACTATGACCTCTAACTAAAGTGATATGTCCTTTGGGAATACCAGGCATCTCTAACATTTCTTTTACAGGCTCAGAAAAATTAATCCATGCTTGTGGTTTAAAGTTAGATGAACTTTGTCCTAGATTTTTACCTTTTTTAAACTTATCAAGTGAGAAGGTGCCAGTAATGGCCTTTCCGACTTTTCCAGAAAGGCTTTCTGTTTTTTGTTTAGCCATAATTAATCTTCGTTGAATAAATCGTCAAATTCTTCGGCGGCGAATGTTTCTTTTTTAGGAGTAGCAAATGCTTTGTTAGCAATTGGTTTTCTAGATTCTTCTAAATTAACATTACCTGTTGGTTCAAAATCCATTGCAGGACCGCTTAAGAAATCATCACTAGCTGATGATTCGGGTTTTTGTGTTTCTTCTTCAGCTTCTGCTTCTGGGTTTAACCATTCAGCTAAGAATCCTTTAATTTCTTCAAAAGTATATTTTTTATAGAAACTAATTGGTTCTGGTTGAGTACCTAACCATTTTTCTACTTCATTATTATCATCAGATAAAGTTGATGTTTTTAATGCTGGTAATACTTTTGATTTGTTGTAAGTTGTTCCTGTTGAGTCAGGACCTACTGTTTCAACTTTAATATCTCTACCTTCTAAGATGTCAGTGAAATCACCTACTTCTTCATCAGCAGCTAACGATAATAATGATTGATAAACTTCCTTACCAAATTCCCACAAACGAACACCTTTATCTTCTTCACCTCTAACAATAACAGGTGCAAAAACTCTCATTTTAGGCTCTAATTTCTTAGCCAATTTCCAGTTTTCAGGTTCTTTCGTTTTGCGTAATTCTTTAGCAAATTCAACAATTGGATCTTTTTCACCGAAGTTTAATGGTGAAATAATTGTTCTTTTTCCAATCCCATAATGGAAGTATAATTCAGTAAATGGGTTGTCTGGATTGTTTTTTGATGGGACAAATCTTACTAATTGTTTACCAATTGTAGGTTTCCAAAAGCTTAACGCTTTCTCATCTTTTTTGTTTGAATTACTTCCTTTTGGGGCAGATAATTCATTTAACTTGTTTTTAATCAAGTCTACATTCATAACTTTTTTGATTTATTGTTAAAACTAATTTAAGTGCGATAATAAATATAACATCAGTCTCGCGGGAGGCCAAATGTTTTTAAAGAGAGATTATCTTATAGATCTTAGTGTCTAATTTTCTTAGATCACCTGAGTGGGTAAGTAATATACAGTTTTTGTAATCATTCCAATCTATTATATAAGAAGTATCTAAAGTACCACCATTTAAAGATTTAATTAAATCATTTAAAGCGTTGATAGTGTATAAAGTATTAGATTCTTTCTTTCTATGTAATAGAATAGTATTTTCTAAAAGTGAGTTAGACATATTAACTGAATCTACATTATAAGTGCAAACATACTCATCAGTTGATTCAATGTATAAAACAAATATTTTATTAAATAAAATTTTATATTGGTTTTGGATTGTCTCCAACGTAACTTCCAATTCGTTTTTATTGGAAAATGTACAGAATAATTTGTTCATGTAATCTTTATCTAGATTATATGGGGTTGCCATGTTATATTGTAGATAAATATGTGAAGGAAGTGCTAACTGTGAATCGTTCATTTTTACTTTAAGTTATTATAATTTGTTCCATACTTTGCCTTAACTTTAAACCCAAATGTGGATTCTAGCAATGATTTTATTTGTAGTAGAGTCTCTTTACCATCCTCCCTACTATAATCTATTAATACAGAATCGTAAGTATATAATATAATACTACTTTTCTTAGTAGCCAAATATTTCTGTAATTCTACTATAGAGCGAACATTAAAAAAAGTTTCTCCAGATTGTAGTTTATAGTTTAGTAGCTTTTGAGGTGTTGGATTTTCGATATCAAACAATTTTCTCCCTCCTACTAACTCTAACCTACCCTTAGTTTCATATGTCTCCCAGATTTCATCTGTATATTTAGCTACTTTCTGAAAAAATGGTATGTCTTTATATTGTTGAAAAACTCCTCCGTATAGTTGTTTGAATGTTAATTCTTTAGACTGTTGGTATTGCTCTTCTGTTAATTCATCTGTTTTGAAATACATTTTACCTAAAGTCTCATGGACCGATTTTTTTCCGAATTCATATTCAATAAATTTAGCTAAAATTCGTGGGTGATACGCTTCGTAATCAAATTCAAATAAAATATCGTTTTGAGGCACAATAGCGGATCTTGCTTCTCCATGTTTTGGTAAGGCGGCAAAATTTATACTATTGAATGAATTTGTTGGTCTAGATGTAAAATTATACAAATTGTATTGAGTATAAATTATACCATCTTTTATATTAAATTTTGGGTTTTTAGGCTTGAAATTCTCGGTAAAAACAGCTAAATCTAACGCTATACCTTGTTTCTCGATATCGTAGAACACCTTAACATAATCATGGTTATAATAACTGTTATATCTTTTTAAGCTTATAAAACCTACTATCTTTTGATATATCTTTTCTTGAGTCTCATAATGCTTTGAAATAGGGATTAGAGAATTGACGTTCTTTAAATCA